AGAGGAGACCAGCCTCGCGTTCCATTGGGCGCGCACGACATGCCGCGACATGGCGCGGGCGGGATTGCTGGATACCGGAAGCGCGGCACTATCGAAGGCCGCCGCCGCGAGCGCGGTTGAACGCTTCGCCCGCGCCGATCGTGCTTTCGCCGTCAAATCGGAAGTTTGGGACCGTGACCCGTGGCTACTGGGCACTCCAGGCGGGACCGTTGATCTGCGAACGGGCACCATGCGTCCGGCGCGGCAAGAAGACTACATCACGAAGCTGATGGCCGTTGCCCCGGACTCGTCAGTTGCGGCCTTCGACCCGGACCTTGATTGCCCGCGGTGGCTGGACTTCCTGCGCGACGCGACGGGCGATGATCCGGCACTGACTCGCTTCCTTCAACAGTGGTGCGGATACACCCTGACCGGCGACACGCGAGAGCAACAATTGCTTTTCCTCTATGGGCCAGGTCGCAACGGCAAGGGCGTGTTTGTCAACACCGTTGCCGGGATTCTTGGCGACTATGGCCGCACCGCGGCAATGGACACCTTCACCGCTTCGAAGAGCGATCGGCACCCTACAGAGCTTGCCATGCTGCGCGGCGCTCGGATGGTCACAGCATCGGAAACCGAGGAAGGGCGAGCATGGGCGGAAAGCCGGATCAAGCAAATGACTGGCGAGGACGTCATTTCTGCCCGATTCATGCGGCAGGACTTTTTCGAATACCAACCAGCTTTCAAACTGACGATCATCGGCAACCACAAGCCGGTTTTGCACAATGTTGACGAAGCCATGCGCAGGCGATTCAACATCGTTCCGTTCGAGCGGATACCGCCAGACCCCGACCCTGACCTGAAGTCCAAGCTGAAAAAGGAATGGCCTGGCATCCTCACATGGATGATGGCCGGTTGCCTGGACTGGCAAGCAAACGGGCTGATCCGGCCGAATGCCGTCATCACCACGACGGCGGAGTACTTCGCGGAACAGGACACTTTCCAGCAATGGATTGATGATTGCTGCGAACTCGATGCCGCATCGGCCTGCGCGGTGTCCAGCCTATGGGACAGCTATTCCGCGTTCGCGGCATCCCGGGGTGAGCAGACCCGGAGCAGGACCAAGGGCTTCCCGGACGCCCTGCGCTCGCGGGGGTTCGGGAAGGTGAAGGACACAGCGGGCGTCCGTGGGCACGGCTTTCGGGGGCTACGGCTTCGGCCGAACGGCGACCCATTCGAGGGCGGGGGCGAAGCGTGATGCCCTGGGCAAACACACATCCCGCCCCTGGCTTGCGACTGATGCGACCGTTGCGACTGATCTTCCTATTGATCGCCTTACGCGCGCGCGTACGTGTAGCCGATATACGGAAGTCCGGTCGCATCAGTCGCATCAGTCGCAACGGGTCCTTCCGGCGGGGTGCCCCGGTGCGAGGGCGCGGAGCCCCGACATTTCACTCGGTGATATGTGATGGGTAAGGGGGCCGATTCCGTTTCCGCCGAAGTGCTGGCGGACATCCTGGGCGTTCACGAACGGACAATCCGGGACCTGGCAACCCGTGGACTCGTGGTGAAGGCCAGCCGGGGCGCCTACGCCAAGCGGGAATCAATCCGCGCCTATTGCCACCACCTACGCGAGATGGCGGCGGCCCGTGGACACCATGCGCCCGGGAACAGCCTGACGGCGGAGCGGGTCCGGGAGGCCAAGGAGCGGGCGGACAACCTCGCCCTTCGCAATGGGCAGATACGCCGCGAGCTGGTCCCGGCGTCCGAGGTGGCGCGCGAATGGTCGGAAATACTTCGCATGCTTCGCTCCCGGATGCTCGCCTTGCCCGGGCGCGTGCAACAGCGGCTTGGACACCTGACGGCGCACGACGTGGCAACCCTCGACCGGGAGATCCGGGACGCACTGGCGGAGATGGGCAATGAGCGACCGGACGCTGGCTAATATTCGCCAGCAAGCCCTGGCCGCCCTGATCCCGCCGCCCCGGCTTGCCCTATCCACCTGGATTGAGCGGACCTTGCGGCTTCCCGAAGGGGTGTCCGCGCTGCCCGGCGAGGTCCGACTCTGGCCCTATCAGCGGGAGATTGCCGACGCGATCGGCGACCCCGAGATTGAGCGGGTGACTCTGGTCAAGTCGGTTCGCGTTGGATTCACAACCCTGTTGACGGGCGCCCTCGCCAGCTTCGTCTGCAATGAGCCGGCGCCGATCCTGGCCCTACTGCCGACCGAAGCCGATTGTCGGGATTACATGGTCTCCGACGTGGAACCGATTTTCGAGGCCACGCCAGCCCTGCGGGGCATGCTGGCCGGGGACGCGGAAGAGGGGGCCAGGAATACCCTGCTGTCCCGCCGCTTCCCGGGCGGTTCCCTGAAGGTGATCGCCGCCAAGGCGCCGCGGAACCTGCGCCGGCACAACGTCCGCGTCCTGCTGATCGATGAAGCGGACGCGATGGAACCGAGCGCCGAAGGCTCGCCGATCCGCCTGGCCGAACGGCGCACCCTGAGCTTCGCGGATCGCAAGATCGTCCTGGGTTCAACCCCGCTGATCGAAGACACAAGCAACGTCCTTCGCGCGTACGCGGCAAGCGATCAGCGGGTGTTCGAAGTCCCCTGCCCGGACTGCGGAGCGGCCACGGAAATCCTATGGGCGTATATTGAGTGGGAACCTGGCCGGCCGGACACCGCGGCCTTCCGGTGCCCGCATTGCGCCGCCCTGATCGCGGAACGGCACAAGCCCGCCATGGTGGAAGCCGGCCGCTGGCGGGCAACGTGCCCCGATATTCGGGGGCATGCCGGCTTCCGGCTCAACGCGCTGGTCTCCCTGCTGGCGAATGCGTCCTGGGGCAAGCTGGCGGCGGAATTCCTGACGGCCAAGGATGACTCGGACGAGCTGCAAACCTTCGTCAACACGATCCTGGCCCAGGGGTGGCGGGAAGCCGGCGAAGAGTTGGACGAGACCGCGCTACAGGCGCGCGCGGAGGAATTCAGCCTTGACGCCATCCCGGCGGAAATACTTTTCATCACGTGCGGCGTGGACGTGCAGGACGATCGCCTAGAAATCTCGGTTATTGGTTGGTCCCGTACGGACGCGCTGGTACTGGCGCATGTCGTGATCTGGGGCAGCCCCGACGATGACACGACATGGGCGGAGCTTGAGGAGTTGCTTCGCACCCGGTGGAAACATCCCCACGGCGGCCGGCTGAAGGTCGACGCCGCGGTTATCGACTCTGGTGATGGCGATTGGACTGAGGCCGTCTATCGGTTCGCCTTTCCGCGCCTCGCGCGCCGCATCCTGGCCGGCAAAGGCGTGGCGGGCACCCGACCGGCAATCCAGGCGTCACAGTCCAAGGTGAAGGGCGGACGGCTATTCCTGATCGGCGTTGACGGACTGAAAAACACGATCCTGAACCGACTATCGCGCGGCCGATCCGTCCGGTTCTCCGCTACCCTGGAGGCGGCGTATTTCGAGCAATTGGCGAGCGAGCGGAAGGTTGTCCGCTACACTCGCGGGCAGCCCGTGCGCCGGTTTGAACGCAAGCCCGGGATGCGTGCGGAGGCGTTGGATTGTATGGTATACGCCTTCGCGGCGCGCCACATGGTGACGGTGCCCGCAGACAGGCGGGAGGAAGAATTGCAACACGAGACGCAAGCTGCACCTCCCCCGACGGTTATCCGGTCGAAGTGGCTCCACAGGATATAGCTAGATGAAAGGGACTTTGTGAATGCCCATTCGATGGCAAACCCTACTCTACTCAGCCTATCGGGTGACGGCGGTATTTACAGATGGTTGCGCTATTAAGGCAACACAGGGGACAGGATTTTTTGTCTCGTCGGGACAAAAGGCAAGCTTCATAACAAGCCGCCACTTGGTCGATTTGAAATTTAAGCCGAAAGAACCAGGCAAGTATAACAACTTCGCGCTATCCTCAATGCTGATAGAAGGGAGGCCGAATGGAAGCGACCTTGTCAAGTTCGAGATTCTTGGCGTGCCTCTTTATTTTCCACCGAATTATGACGATGATGTCGTAGCGATTCCATTTCTAAGCGCGGGAGCTGTATTGTTAAAGATGGCCATGCGAGCCTCCCTTCCCAACGTCGTATTCGAGAACCATTTCCCAGTTGAAGTCTTCGCGACCGACGATGATTTTCAGAATAATCTACTACCTTTGGATCAGGTGGCATTTCCCGGTTATCACGAATGGCATGCGCGGGATTCGAAACGCCCAACATTCCGGGTTGGTTGGATTGTATCCGACCCGTTACAGCCGGTAGAAGCAAAAGATACCAAAGGTGCCGCAGTCATGATCGAAGGTTTCTCCACTGATGGTGACTCCGGCGCGCCAGTAATAGCACTCCCAATATCCTTCGCGGCAGGCAGGGCAACGCGAGGACACAAGTTGGCTGGAATCAACGCTGGGCACTTCCTTGGTCATTCGGTAAGTCACGCCAACCTCTCGTACTTTTATAGGGCCTCCTCAATTTTGGCTTGTCACGACAGTTGGACAGGATAGATCCATCGCTCAAGTAGATCGTGGCGATAGGTGAGGATCGACGAGGCTCCTCAACTCTTCAGCTGCGCTCTCGATAAGGCCGAGCAGACAAACCATTTCATCCGGCAATAATGAGGGCTGCCCACCCTCACACTCCTGATCAACCAATGCCCGGCGGACCATGGCCGCGGCAACGGCGATCCGGTGAGCCCGCTGGGCTGGGGTGCTTTCGACTGTGCGCATGGCCGTCTCCTTTGGTGATGTTTTATACCAAGTCTCCTGGATCATGACTCGCGCGGGATTCCCGAAACGGCTGGGATGTGATTCAAGCTGGCAAACGCGCGAGGTTTGCCATGCCGATTGCTCTGCGGTCTGATTTTGATGCGGCCCGTGTTCGCGCGCTGG